CCAGGGGCGGGCTGTCCCCGCGCCCTCAACGCATGCAGCACGCCGGCTGGCCCGGGACGACTTGGGGGTGAGGAGGGGTCAGTAGGCCGTCGTCCTAAAGTTCAGCAGCGTGACCTGGACGGCGCCGCCGTCGGTGCTGTTGTAGACGCCGTTGATGTCGAAGTCGGCCTGCGCGTAGTTGGTGGACAGGTCGCGCTTGCCCTTGGTCCAGGCGGCCTTCGACATGGTGATGGCCAGGGACTGCCCGCCGGCCGAGAGGGGCTGGGTGACGGTCGCGACGACGGCGCCCTGGGTGTAGTTGAGGAAGGTGTTGATGTCGACCTGGTTCTCGAAGATGGCCTTGTAGGTGCCATCGGATTCGAGGGCGGCGACGAAGATCTCGCGTGGGCCCTGGGTGCCGTCGCTGGAGTGGACGGCTTCTCCGGCGCGCTTGATGGCGAGGTCGAGGGTCTTGCCGCGGGTGGTTGTGCTGCCCTGCTGGGTCTGGGTCCAGTCCCAGCCGAGCATCGGCATGTACTGGGTGTACGTCTCGGTGACGGTCGTCTGGACGGTCTGCGGGAAGGACAGGCCCTTGACGTTGATCTGGACGGACGCCATCGGGTCGATCTTGATGCCGAGGTCGGTGAACTTGAGGCCCGCGTAGCCGAGGTACTGGGTGGTGTCGTACAGCGTCAGGGAGAACGTCGGAAGAGCCGTTGTCGGGGACTGCTTGAACAGGTGGGTGGTCTGGCCGACCACGGTGGCGCCGGAGGTGTGGGACTTGGCCAGGCCGGCAGTGGGGGCGGTGAGCGGGATCGTGTACGGGCCGGCGCCGCTGGGCGTGCCGGTGACGGCGTACTCGATGTTCGTGCCGGTGTCGATCGCGATGGTCGTGCCGACGGGGATCGTGGCTGCCGTGCTGATGGACGTTGCGCCGACGACGGTGGAGGCGGACAGCGTGGTGGACACGCCCGCCGTGACGGTGTCCGGGCCGATCGTCCCGACGAAGAAGAAGCCGAGCAGGTCGGGGTAGGCGAGGACGTCGATGTCCCAGGCGGCGTGCTCGACACCGGGATAGACGCCCTGCAACAGGGTGTCGTTGCCGCGCCATGACTCGTCGCGCAGTGGGGTGATCTGGTCTTCGACGTCGCCCTTGAGGAAGGGGATGCCTGCGGTCGGCACGAGGTAGGTGTTGGGCGTGGTCTCCCGGGCGATGCCGAGGGTTGCAAGCTTGCTGAGCTGGGTCACGGGGTGGACTCCTCACCGGTGGGGGCCGGCGAGGCGGCCTTCTTCTTCGCCGCGGTCGGTGCCGGGTCGGCAGGGCTGGCGTCGGCGGCGGGTTCGAATCCGGCGATCGGGTGCGGCCAGGTCACGACTTCGCCGGGCTGTACGGTCGCGGGGATCGCGGGAACGTCGACCGGGTACGGCAGCGGGTTGCGCTGCGGGTAAGGGGTGGGGTCACTCACCGGGGGCCTCCGGGCATGACGAAGGCCCCCAGGTGTGCACCAGGGGGCCAGAGCGGGACAGGACAGGGGTGTGTCAGGCGGTGTAGTCGGGGTCGTCCGCCAGGTAGGTCACGGAGGCCAGCAGCCGGCCGTCCAGCAGCGTCTGCGCTGGGTCGCCCCACTCCACGTCGATGCTGGTGCCGTGCGGAGCCTCTGCGACGGACTGGAAACGTCCGCCATGGGTTTTGTCGCTGACGGTGCCCTCAAGACGGCCGACCAGCAGGGCGATTGCGTTGTCGAACGCCTGCTGCTCCGCCTCGGCAATGTTCGTGCCAGTCGTGGTCGCGCCGACCGGCCAGACCAGAGACAGATGGAACGAGTAGGTGGCGATGCGGCGCTGCTGGGAGAAGCGGGTGGTGGCTCCGCGGCGCCGCAGGACGTAGATCTGGGTCTTCTGCTGGTTGGGGCTGCGGGGCAGGTAGGCCTGGATGACGTTCCACGGGCCGCCGGCGCTGGTCGGCAGGACCGGCAGCCCATCGGTGGTGGTGTTCAGCCATGCGGCTTCGCGGGTGACGGCGTCGGCGAAGCTCACCTGCGCCTCCTTTGGCTCCAGCGGGTTGAGCGGCGCCGTACGAGGGTCCGCCGCCTGCGGTGGTGGTGGATGCTGCGGGTGTGGCGCCTGGCCCGGTAGCGGATCTGCAGGGTCTTGAAGGAGTGGGCGCGCCCGCGTTGGCTGGTGCGGCGGCCATGGTGGCGGCCGCGGAGCTTGGCGGAGATCTTCGCCTTCGTTGCGGCCGACAGGGGGTGGCCGGGGTGGTGGCGCCCTTTCAGGCGTGCGCTGATCTTCGCCTTGGTGGCGGGGGAGAGGTGACGGCCCTTCATGCGGGCCGCGAGTTTGGCCCGGGCCGCAGCCGACATGCGGTGCCCGGGGTGATGCCGCCCCCTGAGCCGGGCGGAGAGCTTGGCCCGTGCTGCGGCGGACAGGTGCCGGCCGCGCATCCGGGCTGCGAGTTTCGCTCGTGCCGTAGCCGACATGCGGTGGCCCGGGTGGTGGCGTCCCCTGAGCCGCGCCGAGAGTTTCGCCCGGGCGGCCGGGGACATGTGGTGGCCGGGGTGGTGCCTGCCGCGGAGCCGGGCGCTGATCTTCGCCCGGGCGGTCGCCGACAGCGGGTGCCCGCGGTGGTGGCGGCCCCGCAGGCTCGCCGAGATCCGGGCCTTCGCCGCGGCGGACATCTTGCGCCGCACCCCGTGATGGGGCTGGGAGTGGTGGACACCCCACATCACGTGCGGACAAACGCTTCGAGAATGCCGACGGCCTTGGCCTCCAGCAGGTCCGGGTCATGCGATTGCCGTTCCGGGGCGAGTTCGGCGACGACGATCGACGCGGCCATGAACTTGCAGGCCCTGACCAGGTCGGCGGGGATGGTCTGGTACCCGCCGTCGTACTTGATCTGAATGGTGGACGCGACCGGCAGGAACAGGCCGAGCTGGAACACGACGTGCCCGGTGTCGGTGCTGCTGGTCAGCAACTGAGCGGGGCTGACGGTCTGGGTGCCGCCGTAGGACCGTACGAGCGTGATGTTCAGGTTCGCGTAGTTCCAGTACTCGGCGTACCGGGGTGCGTACTCGTTGAGCCACACGTGCCGCACCAGCGAACTCGCTCCGAGCGACGACGCGTAGGACCGCCCGAGGGTGCCCTGCAGGTCCATGGGGAGGTTCGCCGAGTCCGCGTACTCGTCCGGGTCGATTCCCTCCGCCCGGTGCGTTTCCGGGAGTTGGGTGAATGGGGCGAAGCGGCGGCCGACCGCGCCCTCGCACGCCCGGGTCGCCTCGATCATCAGGTCGCTCTGGGCCTGCGCCGAGAACGAGCGGATCAGATCGGCGAACGCCCCCTCGGTCATCTGGGCAACCGTGGCGAGCGGAACGGGATTGTCGGCCACGGCAGTTCACCTACTCCTGGATCGGCTCCGGATCGGTGGACGCCTTCGGGGGCCGGCCCCGGCGGGGCCTGGGGGCCTCGCTGATCTCGTCGGGATCCGGCGCGGCCGTGGGCGTGACCTCGCTGAACTGGCCGTCGAGGATCGCGAGTAGCGCCATGGCATGCTCGGGCGCCACTTCGATGACGGCGCCGTCGCTCGGCCAGCTGTTGCCGAAACTGTCGTTGCCCGCACGGGCCTTGCGAATGAACGGCACTGTCCCTCCCAGGGGTGTGCTGGAGACGCCGACCTGTAGCGGGCGCCCGGGCGGTCACCGGACGCCCACAGGGGTCAGCTCGACAGGGCGGTCGAGACGCGGGCCACGCGCGCCAGGTACTTCTGCGCCCGGACCGCGAGGACGGTGTCCGAAGCGATCGCGAACGGCAGCGTGTCCGGCGACGCGGTGGTCGGGTACACGTCGAGCGGGGTGAGCTCACGCACGTACGGCCGGACCACGAAGTTCGGGTCGCGGGAGATCAGGTAGATGTTCTCCGACCCGGCGGCCTGCGGCTTCATGCTCGCGTTGGTGCCGACGTACGCGGCCGGGACCTGGGCCGGAGCGGTCGAGCCGTTCATCGGGGTCAGGTTGGTGCCGTTGTCGACGATCGACGTGGTGAGTACCGGGGTGACGCCGTCGGCGGCGACACCGACGACCGCGTCGACGTAGCCGAGCAGGGTCTCGGTGCCGGTGGAGGTGGAGCGGAACACCTTGTACACGTTCGGCTGGAGGCCGTCGACGCCGGTCGGGGTGCTGAAGCTGAGCGTGACGGTGGAGGTGGAGCCGGTGGTGGTCTGGGAGACCTCGGTGCTCGGGAGGATCTCGCCCTGGCGGGCGATCACGGGCACGAGCTGGTAGTAGTACGTGGCCGCCGCGAGGGTTCCGCCGGTGGTGGCGGTCGCGGTGGTGACGGCGCCCATCTGGAAGGAACGCGCCGACAGGAAAGAGGACTTGATGATCGGGATGTCGCGGTAGGTCGGAACCTCCAGACCGGCGGCGACCTCGACCTTGTCGACGAACCGCTGCTGGTTGACGAACAGCTGGCTGACCTTGGAGGCGGCGGTCGTCGACATGACGAACATCCACGACGGGCCGTCGATCCGCATCGCGGACTGCTGCTCGGCAAGGTCGATGGCCTTGTCGAGCCAGCCAGTGGAGAACGTCGCGCCGGCCGCGTCGAGGGCGTTCTGGGTCGCGCCGCTGAACGTGGACACCAGGGTGTCGAGGCCGTCGAACTGCGGGTAGGCACCGAGCGAGGTGGAGCCGGAGTTGCCCCACAGGATCGCGGTCTCGATGTCCCAGTACAGGCCCTCGATGGCGCCCTCGATTTCCTGCGCGCGCAGGTCTCCGATGAGCTGGCGGGTGACGGCCTGCGAGTAGCCGGTGACCGCGCCGACGGCCTGCATGTTGCGGATCGTGTACTGGTTCTGCGCGTAGGTGCTGTTGCTGACCGGCCGGGCGCCGCCGTCGGTGACGAAGCCACCGGAGGCGCGGGCGGTGCGCTGGTTGAAGTAGTACACCGTGGAGTCCCACTTGCGGGACTCGATCGAGCGGACCAGCGGGGAGTAACGGCGCTGGTACTCCAGCAGCTGCGGGTCGATGATCTTGTTGATGAGGGGTGCTGCGCCTGCGGCGTTCAGCGCCTCGCGGAGCTCCGCGTTCATGCTCATGGGGGTGCCTCTCTCGGCAGTCCATAGGAATGGCGAAACCCCGCTCCACGGGGCTGTGGGCGGGGTGGGTGACCATCGCTGCCGAGCGGCACCAGCGGGTGTGGCTGGCGGTCAGGTGGGCTTGTGGGGGCGGCCCTTGTGGGTTAGATGTCCTCGGGCAGGGCGCCGCGGGCGCCGAGGATCGCGCCGACGGTGTTCGGTGCGACGTACTGCCGCCACTCCTCGGTCGTGTACTGGTGGAGCGGCTTGTCCGGCCAGCCCTCGGGCATGGCCCCGGCGCGGGCTGTGGCGTTCTCGGTGACCGGCGTGGCAAGACCCTTGCGGGCGGGGCCGCCCGTGGACTCGACGTGCTCCTGCACGGCGGTCGGAAGCGCCTTGGCGATGCCCTCGGCAACGAGGCGGGCGATCCGATCGTCCTCGGACTCGGTCACGGCCGGGGCGGCGGGTGCGTGCTCGGCAACCGGCGCCGGGGCGGCCGGGGCGGCCTCGACCGGCTTGGGGGCCATCGCGGTCACGAGGCCGCCGATGAGGTCGGTGAGCTTGTCGAACTTCGCGGACAGGGCGTCGATGCCGCTCTCGGGGGTTCCCGGGGTGGTCTCCGCCGGGGTGGTGGACTCCGTCACGGGAGCCTCCTCACTGCTGGTGGTGGTCTCGGCGGCGGGTTCCGCCGGGGTCTGGGGGGCCGACTCGTCGGCGTCGCCGTCGGTGGCCTTGCAGATGTCGCAGCCGCAGCCGCACGGGCAGCCGTCCGCGACGGCCATCGGGTGAGGGACGGCGCAGCCGCAGCCGCACGCGCACGCCGAACCAGGCTCATTGCCGTCGTCGTAGCCCATGCCGTCGTCGGTGTCCTCGGGTTCGGCACCGGGCACGTCGATGTCGGCGTCCATGTCCGGATCGAGCCCGGCGAGGGCGTCGCACGCACCGGCCATCGCGGCGCGGCCGACGAGGTCGAGGTCATGCGCGTCGAGGAGGGTGGAGGAGACGGTGACCGTGGTCGGACCGTTCGTCAGGGACAGGTACAGGGCCGCCTCGGGGCGGTCCATGTCCCAGCACTCGGCGAGGGCCTCGGTGACCTGCTGGGCCGGCTCGATCAGCCAGCGTTCCTGCGTCGAGACCTGCACGCCGAAGCCCTTGAGGGCCTTCACGATGCGTGCCTTGACACGCTTCAACTGCGCCGACGTGTAAAGGCGCGCGTTGTCCGACTGTGAAATGTACGACCACGCGGCCTTGGCGTTCTGCTTGGTGGCCAGCGAGTACCTCTGCTTGCGGTCCTTCTGGTAGCCCGGGTCGGCGTACGGGCCGCCCTCACCGGACAGTCCCGATCCGCGCTTCGACGTGGACGGCGGCTCTGCTTCGCTGATGGTCACGGTCGCCTCCGGCGCTGACTCGCTGATGGGGACTCGAACGGTGCCGTCGGACTCGCGGGGCTGCGCCGGCACTGGATCGACCGAGTCGATTCCGGCGCCTTCGACGCCGGGCTTCCG